AGCGTGCTTAACAGCACGTTGAAAGTAAATTGTTCGACCAGAGCATGCGTAAAACTGATGCCTCTTTTGAGGACCACAATCTGGCGAAGAGTCATATTGAAGTACCTCTAATCAGTGGGAGGAGCCCAATAGCGATTCTTTTTAGATAATTGAAAATGGACTTTTTATCTCGCTTCTTCGCGCGAGTAATAAACACGAAGAAACCAAAATTATAAAATTTTTAAAAATAGGGTCGCAGGCTTGTTACCTGCAAACACATTATTTAGACCCCCCAAAAATAGAAGCTCCGTAGTTTGTCCGAATTGCGGCTCACTTGGTCATTAAGAAGATTCCCTGAAACTCCGCCAAAAGCGATTGTAACGTAAAGGAATTATTTCGAGAAACCGAGTTGAGGTGTGAGATAACGATATTCTATGCCTTCCTTCTTTTCCCAACAAGAAGATAAACATGTTGAGGACCTTCTGAAGTGGTTATCTTCAGTGACAGGGTGAAAGCACCCAATCCAAATTTAACATTTTCTTAATCATGATGACAACCACGTGCACCGAGAATCAAACTGCTCTTTTGAATGAAGAGATTATCCAATGCTATATTGAAACTGAATCACGCGCTTTCTGTCCTATGACGAAGGCTCAAAAGTTTTTGTCTAGATGGAATTTGTACGTATGTCTTTGCCATTTGTGTACTGCTGAAAGAGTGGCTAAAGACATTTTAGAAATTGAAAGAAAAATGAGACGAGAAGTCAAATTTGGAAGAAATAATAAACTTATTAAGGTTTTTAACCTTGATGAACTCACTACTTCAGCAATTATTGCTTTGAACAAGGATTATGATTATTCAGTTCCCCAACTGATGGAAAAGTATTTTAGATCTTATGTTCAGTTGACAAGAATTTTAAAAGAAGATCCTTTCTTGTCATTTGATGATATAATGGACAGAGATGAATTTTCATATATGCTGTCTTCTCCCTCGATCTTGAGATATTTTCGCAGACTTTTTGTAAGAACGCAACCAAGATGTTATCAGATTTATGTGTTGCAAAAAGACAGAAAGAGATTGCTTTACCACCAACCACCAAACTCTCCTGAAGATTTGGTTGGTGTTGAGCACAATCCTGGACCAAATTACAATTTGATGCAATACTTAAAGCATATGGACAAAATTGAAGATTTCGCGACGACCCGTAAGAGATCCTCAAAAGTAGCCAAGGCGATAGTTAGCATTGAGAGAAAGCACGACAAGAAGCGCCAACAAGAATTGGAAAAGCAAAGACGCTTGAAGAATATGAATTTCCTTCCAGAAGGTTTGTTTGATTCTACAGTTAAAATTGAAGAGTCAAGCAGAATTTTTCTCGAAGACATTGTTGATAGATTGATTAGTTCAACTATGAACATTGATGTTTCTCACAACATCGAAATTCCATTTCAACACAAGGTTTCTGCAGCCATAGTAGGCTTACAAAAATTGGGTACGAAAGTTTGGAATTTAGCTGTTGCTTTTATTAAGCTTATTCTTTCTTTCTTTCATCCAATTATTTCAGATTTTATTCTTCCATTTTTAGAAGAAGAGAAAGAGATCTGGATGGATGCTCCCGAATTTGCGCCTGAAATGAGCGTGCAATGGGACACTTTGGTGGATAATATTTACACCAAGCATTTGATTGAAACTGTTGAAAAACACGATTGGTCATCGTTTTGCCGCATTGTTGACATGTTGAAGAGCCTTTACTTTAGGGGCTCTTCCTTTACATTTTACCAAAAGTTGGCAGAAGAGACTGCTGAGTTTCTTTTTGACATTTTTGGAATTAAAGTTCCATTTTTGTACAAGGAAGACTTGCTTATGAAGGAATTATTTTCAGAAGCAAAGTTATTGTATTCGCAATTTTCAAATGGTCAAATAGATGACTATGCTTTTGCTGATAGGGTTATGGTTTTCGTTAATGAAATAGAGAACCATTTGTATGAAAAGAGACAAACAGTCTCTCCGGTGCAGAAAGAAAAATTAACTCATTTGTTGAGAAAGTTTCACCCTGTCATGCAATATTGCATGCGATATGTTAATCCAAACAACGGACCAAGGGTTGAACCATTGGCAATTTTGATTGCTGGCCCCACAGGTGTTGGAAAAAGTACAATTACTGTACCATTTTTGCTAGCTCTCATGTCCAGAATTTTACCTAAGGACAAGAAAGAGCAATTTATGAACAATCACAATGATTTCTTATTTTTCCGTGCTAATGAAAATGAGTTCTGGGACGGTTACAAGATGAGAAATGTTGCGATTATTTATGATGATTTTGGTCAAATGAAAGACGCTGTTGGAGCACCGAGTGCTGATGCCTTTGAGATGATTCGCCTTAAAAACACGGCTCCTTACCATTTGCACTTTGCTTCAATTGAAGACAAGCAGAGAAATTTTGCAACTCCAAAACTGATTTTTGCAACCACTAATTTGAGTAAATTGTGGTTTAATGGTCTGACTTGCTCTGAAGCTGTATCTCGAAGATTTGATATGGCTTACGTTCAAGTACCTAAAATTGAATATAGCAAGACTGCACTAGACAATGAAGTATGGTCTCGCCGATTGGACATTGATAAAGTTCGCAAGGATTTTCCTTTGAAATTGAATGATCCTGCCTCTTTTGTTCCTTTGGATGTTGTTGAATTTATTCCTTGGGATTTTGCTCGAGGATGTCAAGCTTCTGGTGAAGTTCTTGGATTTTGGCAACTTCTGGATGCGTGTGAAACCAAGTTCAATGAGGTATCCTGTAGCGGGGACCGTATGCTGCAGTTTCACAAATTTTTGAAAGAGAATCCAAGAGTGATGCCAGAAAATGGCAGTGCTTTTAGTTTTTCTACTTTTAAGAATTTGGCCCAAAGTTGCTTGAACTCTGTAGCCAAGGTTGGCACTTTTTACCAATCTAGAACAGAATTACCAAGCAAGGCCAAGTTCATCTTGGGTGCCTTTGTAGGCATATTGTCCGTTGGATTGATGCTCAGAGGAAACAATGAGCAGAATGAGACCCTTAAACTGGAAAGTTCGAATTCAAAGAGTGAAGTTAAGGACAAGAAAGTGAAACAAAACATTAAATCAAGATCCAGAGTTATAAAGAGAACTAATAGAGCTGTTAAACCAGCCAATGGAATGATCTCTGCACAATCGGGTGACACCCAATTGAATAGTTACTTGAAAGTGCTCAAAAGAAACATGTACAAACTTGGATCCAAAAATTCTGAGAAGGATTATGGATGGGTTGTGTTTCTTTTTGATAGGACCTTTTTGATGCCACGTCACTTTTTGTTGGCTTTAGATTCTGAAGCTTATAGTGCTTCCCTTGAGAACAATATTGTTACTGTGAGCTTTAAGAATCCCTACACAGGAAATTGTGCAATGGTTGTAGACTGGCAAAATGATGTTAGTCTTTATGATTATGCAGAAGCCAATGAACAGGGTTCCTGTGTCGATTATGTTTTCATGACTATCAAAGAAAGCAAATGCAGAATACATTCTGATATTACGGAAATGTTTGCTGATGATTCCAAGTTCAGAGACGGAGAGAAAGTGAAAGCACAGATGGTAGTACAGAGACAGAATGAAATTTTATTTCTTCTGCCAGATGTTTGTATCACTAAGTCTAAGCTGGAGTATGGATCACAAGTGTACGATGAAGATAAAGAAATTTGTGTTTACACAAATACCATCACTTATTCAGCTCCTACTGAATTTGGTGATTGTGGGAGTGTTCTTTTGAGCATTGATCCACGATTTACCAGACCAACGATTATAGGAATTCACACCGCTGGAAATAGAAATCAAAGAGGTCACCAGAAAACAGCTTTGGGAACTTACATTGAGCGTTCCCACATAGAGAAATTGAGAAAGCAACTTCCATCGTTGTTGAAACAGGAAGTATTTGTGGTTGATGATGTGACCATTGAAGGTTTTGCTGGAATTAGAGCTGCTGTACAGCCTCGAGTTCCGAATGAAACAAAAATTTTCAAATCTGTATTAGCTTCTGATTTGTGGGGTCAAACAACGAAACCTGCGAATCTGAAGCCCTTCTTGGGATTGGATGGTTTTAAAGATCCGGCCAAGATTGCTAGAATGGGATACAGCCATTCAGAAGTTTTTATTGATTCAGAAGTATTAGATACCAGTCATGTTTTAGTTTCTGAATTGGTTTTGAAGAAAGTACATTCACAACCTTGGGAACCAAGAATCTTTAGCTTTGAAGAAGCAGTTCTTGGCGTCCCAGGAGTTGATTTTGTTGAATCAGTCAATAGATCAACTTCACCAGGATATCCTTATGTCTTGGAAAATAGACAAAAAGGAAAGACTGCTTGGTTTGGAAATGGCCAAGAGATAAACATTGGCACCAAAGCAGCGAAAGAATTTAAGAGTAAAGTGCTAGAAATTATATCAAAAGCACGTGAAGGAATTAGATGCGAGCATGTATTCGTTGACTATTTGAAAGATGAAAGGCGACCAATAGAAAAGGTGGATCAAGGAAAAACCAGGCAATTTATGGCCTGTGGTATGGATTACTTGGTCTGTGTCAAAATGTACTTCGGAGACTTTATTAGAAGTATTTGCCAAAACAAGATTCAAAACGGTATTGCTGTTGGCATAAATCCTTTTTCTGAATGGGATACTTTGGTAGCCTATTTGAATGACACACCTTCAAAGAAGTTCACAGCTGGAGATTATAGCAAATTTGATGCAAGAATTCCAGTTAGTATTGCTTACGCGGTGTTGGACATTGTTGAACAATTTTACTACAATTCCACCGATGAAGATAGAAAGATACGACAGATTCTCTGGTTGGAAATTGTCAATTCCATGCACATATCTCAAGGAGTTATTTATGAGTTTTGTGGCGGGAATCCTTCTGGACAACCTATGACAAGTATATTTAATAGCATAGCCAATTTGGAAATGCTTGCTTATGTAGGTTTGAACAATTACATCAGGTATAGTTCCGAATTTGATTTCGCTGATGTTTTTAGAAGAACGAAATTTTCTGTATTTGGTGATGACAATGTCATTGCTTACGAGCCATCTGACAAGGATATATTTGGACAGAGAAATCTGGAAAAACATGCCTTCGAAGATTTAGGAATGACTTACACCAATGAATCCAAGAATGATGATTTGGTTGAAGACCGTAACATCACTGAAGTTAGTTTTTTGAAGCGAGGATTTCGAAAGGATCATGGAATTTGGATGTGCCCTCTACAGGAAGATGTTTTGAAAGAAACTCTTTCATGGGAAAGGCAAGGTTCCACTGAGACCGAAATGAAGTTGAGAGCTGAAGCTGTATTGGCAGAATTCGCAAGACATGGTCAAAGCGTGTTTGAGGAATGTGCCCCAGTAATTACTAGGGCTATGCAGAAGCACTATGATTATGTATGCAAGAATTCTAAGTACCATCTTGCAATTGAAGATGGTAATGGATTGCAATACGTTTAATTGCTTTCCCGTGGTGGAGACCACGTTAAATATACTCACTATGTAAATTTTGTGAAGTTTGCACATTATGTAATCTTTTGTTAATATTTGTACATTGTGCTGAGGCAGTAAAAGTACGAAGAGTATTCAAAAGAAATTCACATCCCCGCTCTATTTAGAGTTACAGCACAGGATGGGGAGGGTAATCACCAATATCCAGAAGCCTCACGAAGCATGGAGTTTTAGTCAATCCATGTTTTTGTAGTTAGACTAGCTGAAAATACTAAAATTAATGAAGTTATGACCGACTCAATGGAAGTCGCACCTGTTACTACTCACGGAGAAACCACTGGGTTCACTGAGGACGCAACAGTAAAAGTAAACGCCGAGAGAGAATTGTTATTTCCACCGGTGTCCGCGAATGTTTTTGATTCGCAAACTATATCCATGTTTTTGGCGAAACCAAGAAGAGTTTTCTCCTCATCTTGGACTTCTGCATCAGCAAGCAATGCAATATTGCACTCATTTTCCATTCTTGACACCTTAGTGAGTAATACTTACTGGGCTGACAAGTTTGCGGGATACAGATATATGAGAGGCACTGCAGTTGTTCGTTTAGAACTTAATGCACAACCTTTCCACGCTGGAAGGCTTTTGATGCATTTCTTGCCTCAGTATAACGCCAGAATCACAACCAATACCACTTATACCCAACATAACACTTGTTTGTGTTCAAAAACTCAACAGAATTCTGTTGAGTTGGATTGTAGAGATTCTGCAGCAATTATGAAATTACCTTTTATTTCACCCTTCTCTCATGCGGATGTTCGATTGGCAACTCCGTCTACTGATTGGGGAACTGTTTTCTTGTCTGTTTTGTCTCCTTTAGCCACTGGAACAGGACAGGACACTGCCGAATATTCTATATTCTTGCACTTTGAAGATGTAGAGTTGATGGCTCCTGTTCCACAAAGTGGGCAACAAAGGAAGAAGAAAATGGTGGTTGCTGAAAGAGAAAATCTAGCATACACTGGAAAGATTTCCGGAGGACTAGAAAAATTGAGCAATAGAGTTGATTGGATGAAAACATTTGTCCCTTCTTCTGTTGTTGAAACCGGAAAGAGTATTCTTACAGGTGTTGCTGGTGTTTTGGACGTTTTTGGTTGGTCCAAGCCAATTTATGAAAAAGTACAAGAAGTTTTCATGAACATCCCTTTGAGGATGATAACCAATTATAATGGTTCAAACCCTTCCGATGTTTTGGCTTTAGACGCCATCAATTCGATTGATCCCATAGAACATGCAGGAGGTTTAGAACACGATGAGATGCATTTTTCTTATCTCAAAGCTATACCCGCTTATTACAACAAGTTTAATTGGAACACTTCTACTGCTTCTGGAACTGTGCTTACATCTCAGGATTGTAGTCCTTTTTCATTCAAGCAAGAAGTTTTGCAAACGATTTCTGATGTGTCTTGTTCTATCGGTTATGCTCCTCCTTTCTCATTTTTGAGTAGGTATTTTGAGTATTACCGTGGTTCTATTAATTTGACACTCAAGTTTGTCAAGACCCAGTTTCACACTGGCAAACTTCTGATTGCTTATGTTCCTAACGGTGGTATCCCTTCCATGGATGCAACCCAGAATGCACTCAGAGAAATTATTGATTTGAAAGATTCCAACGAAATCACATTAAATTTACCTTATTTACAAAACACGTCATATACCCGAACCGATTACGGTTCAACTCCGAGTGCTTTAGATGAAGGTTACCAAATAGTTGTTTACGTTTTAAATCCTTTGGTTGCTACAGACAATGTTGCATCGACTATAGAAGTGTTGATGTATGCATCCGCAGGAGAAGACTTTGAATTACTGAAACCTGTTGCAGGTAACGAATTTAAAGTTGTTGCTCAGATGAATGTCGTGCAACCAGTTTTGGTCAAGAAACGTATAGGAGGATATTCTGAAACTCCTTTATCAAACATTCCAGCTAAAACGTGTGCTGGAGAAGTTTTTACTTCTATAAAACAACTTATAGGCGCCTCACGCCCAATAGCTTTTAATGTCAATAGGTATTCCAATACTCCTAGTTCTGGGTTGAATTCAATATCTTTTTGGCCTTGGTGTTTTGGAGTCCCTACTGGCGTAACTCCACCTTCTACAGGTGGAAATTTTGTTTCTATACCCGCAGTCGCCAGTGACTACCTTTCTGAGTTTGCAACGGGATTTGCATATTATAGAGGTGGTCTTCGATATACCATCAATTCGACAGCTACGGCCAACGTTCAAATTCACGCTTCGATTGCACCAAGAGATCTAGGCACGTCCATTGATCAAAATTTAGCGACAGTGCCAGGCACTACATTTAATTATTATATTCGATCTGTAACAGCAACACGTCCAAATAGGTTGCCAAATAGCTTTCGAAACTGTGCTTTTAGGACGTCTGGATTGGGTCCGAATTTAGATGTTACCGTTCCTTATTACGGAAACACTCCTTTTAGGTTTACACACTTAAATACAGGTGGAGACCGAAATATACCATTAACAGCAGATACTTCTGCTGAAACCTTGATCGTCACAACAACTGGTCAGTTGACTGATGAAGGTATTTTGAGAGCTGCCTCAGATGATTTTCAATTTTCCTATTTTATTGGATTTATTGGATTTTTCATTACTGGGTAGTTCAACTACACATTAGTGTATTCTTTTATATTGTATATATGTATTATTATTATTATATTATTTAACTAGAGATATTGGAATTTCTCTAGGAGAGGTTTTTAAAGCCGACGGCGGCAAATTTTTCCCTCTTCCTTCCAGAACATAGTTCACTTTGATTTACCATTGAGAATTACGGTTCTCGATGGAAGTTGGATCTTAGTGACGTTCGGCGGATAACAAACCCGTTGTCTGCAAGGTGTTTTGTGACGCCCTGTAGATGTTTTTGTCACAAAAC